TGATGGGGGAACCCATGGCGGTGGTGGAGGCGGTGGTGCTTCTAGCGGATCTGGGGTTGGCGGTGACGGAGGAAATGGAGCAGTTAGAATAATTTATTCATTTGGTGGACTCACTAGATCCTTCCCAAGTACAAATACAGGAGATATATAAATGAAATTATACATACAAATTAGAGACGGGCAACCTTATGAGCATCCGATAGCAGAGTGGAATATGCGAGAAGCCTTTCCTGAAATAGATCTCAATAATCTCCCTCCTACTTTTGCACCTTTTGAGAGAGTAAATAGACCTAGATTGGGAGTTTATGAAAAAGAATTAAATGTCACTTATAGTCTTAAAGATGGAACAGCAGGGACTTATACTGATGTATGGACTGCGACTCCTATGACCGCTGAAGAAATAGCAGCAAAGCAGCAAGCTGTTCAAGATGAGTTCTCAGCTGAGTACCCTACTTATGTTTCTTGGACTTTTGATGAAGCTACATGTAGCATGGTTCCGCCAGTAGCTTATCCAAGTAGCACTACAAATCGGTTCACATGGAATGAAGAAAATCAAGTCTGGGATGCTCTACCTAACCCTCCTTTTGATTCAGAAGAGGAATCTTAATTATGGGCATTAAAGACTGGCAAGGAGGGGTAATTAGAAAAGACCCAGTAACTCCTAGCGGACCATGGCAATATTCAACTGCATCAGGGATGTGGACTTTAACTCAAGCGCTAGATTACAGAAAACAAGATAATTGGCCAACTCAGGGAAGAATACAACCTGCGTTTCAAACGTATCTTATACAGAGTGATGCCAGTAACTCGAGCGGTACTTTGAGCCAAGTGACAAACTCACCTGCTTGGTATTATCAACATACTGACGGCACTATTTACACTACTCCGAATGGAAACGATGTAGCGAATGTTCAGACAGCTAGCAATCCTACCAATATGGTGACCAAATTAACATCTTCAGGAGATGGCATATCTGCAGTTAATAATATTTGGGGAACTCAAAGCGGTAGCGATATGTATTCGGTATATCCTTACCGAGGAAATGACCCTTCCACTAACTTATTTGCTATTTCTTATGGGTATTATTACGCTTACAATGCTAATTCAATGTGGTTCCACACATTAGATGGTAGTTTAAATAAAGTAAAGAACTTTCAATGGAGATATAGTAATTATTATCTAGGTAATCAGGGTACTTTATACACTGTTAATGGTTCTAGTGATGATTATTATCTTATATTTTCTGATTACGCAAGCAGTCCTTCTTCTGGGACTAATATAAGGATTGTGACTGCTAGTTTAACTGGAACTTCACTGAGTTTTAGTAACGGTTATAGAATTGGAGGTAGCAACAACAACGGTACGACTGTAAAAGCATTTGTTAGAGCGGGAACAGGAAGCACATTTTATTTTATCGCTAATTGTGCTGAAAACATAAATCCTGGCAATTCAGGAGCAGATGTAGTTATGCTTTTAAAATATACCATCGGTAGCGGAATACAGTGGACAAGAAACCATTACACCTCAGGTCAAAATAATTATGCTAGTTCCTGCATTCAATTAGATTCTTCTGAAAATGTATACGCATCTGGTCGTGTGAGGAAAAACGATAATTGGGAACCTCTCATTCTTAAATATAACAGTTCAGGAACTCTACAGTGGCAGAAAACCTTCGCTGCGAATGCTGAAGCTAGAGGCGGTGTTATGATAAGTAATAGGTTCTTTATAGCCATGTCATATAACCCAGGAACTGGAACTAAACTTTATTTAATGGAAATAAACATTGCCAACGGCTCAATAATATGGCAAAATGCTATTGCCCCTGCTTCCGGTTATAGTCTGAGCTTTATGGACAACTGTCTTTTTGAAGATAAAGACGGTAAACTTTCTGTTAATTTTAAACTCTCAGACACAGGTTCAGTCATACAAGGAACTGGTGTAGCGTTCGGCACCGGAATTGATTTAGACGGAGGAACGGGAGGAGGTGTTATAGGTTCCGCACTAACATATGCTTCTTCAACTGACGTGACTTTGGTAAATTATACTAGCGGTACCAACTCTACTAATCCTGTACACGGTACATTTAGTGTAGGAAATCCGAATGACTATACTGGAAGCCAACTTAACACTAGCTCTGTTCAGCAAAGAGTTACAAATATTAATAACACGTAGGTGAAATGATGAGTGCATTAATCGCAGAAGGAATAGTAGAGACGCATAAGTTTAATGCTAATGGGAGTGATCCGGACGCATTTTACATTATTACGATGGATGATACGACAGCTGCCCCAAGATTGATGAAAATGGCAGTGCAAGTTACTGATAACTCAGCTTCTGATTTCGTCTATACTTTAACTATACAGACCACTGACCCTAACGGTGTAGGAACTCCTTATTCTGAATCACATACAAAGCATATAGATGAAGTAGCAGAATATAACGTGACTTGTTTTGACTCTTCCACTACTTTCACTTTCTCAGTGTCCACACCGCAAAGTTGCGCTGGTGCGATAAGTATAATGTATTAGGAGAAGTAGATGAGTTATACCATGACATATGACAGTTTGCTAGTAGATCTACGCAGGTATTTAGAGCGTGGGTTTACTCAAGCAAGCGACCAGATTGTCTTTGACCAGTTACCTAGGCTTATCACTTTAGGTGAAAGACGTATAGCTCGTGAGTTAAAAATAGAAGGTTTTATAAGAGCTGTTAATTTGCCTCTGGTAGTAGGTACTTCTACATATCTGAAACCTGATAGATGGAGAGACACAGTTTCTATGACAGTTGGGGGATCTTCTATTTTTGCTAGATCTTATGAATACTCCAGGAATTACTGGCCAAATGAAGCAGAAACAGCTGCGCCTCAGTTTTATGCAGATTACGATTATCAACACTGGCTTATAACTCCGACTCCTTCAACTGCTCAAACGTGTGAAATACTTTATTATGAACAGCCAGCTCTTTTAGGTGATGATCTGCAAAGTAACTGGTTAACTGAATATGCCCCAGACGTTCTTCTCTATGCGTCTCTGCTAGAAGCTACTCCATTTTTAAAAAATGATGAAAGAGTACCTACTTGGCAATCGATGTACGATAGAGCTGCTCAGGCATTAAGCGGAGAAGACTTAGCAAGAATTATGGATAGATCCGCAAATAGGAGTGAAGCATAATGCCTAATTATACCGATGTCTTTGGTGGCGCAAATATATATCCAAGTGAAATAAGCTATAGCTCAGTTGCTTTAAGCGCGAACATTGTATTAAGCTGGCCAGAAGAAACTTCAACTAATGTTAATTTAGCTACTAGAATAATGGATGTAACTCCTAGTTCTGCGGGGTTGAATATAACTTTACCTGATGCGACAAAAAGCGGAACTGGTAATACTATATTATTCAACAACAAAGGTGGTCATACGTTTACTGTTCTTAATGCTGGTGGTATTCAAGTAGGTTCAATAGCATCTGGGCAGCTTTGGCAGATATATTTAACTAATAACACTACTGTCAATGGTACTTGGGAGCTACTTCAATATGGGGCAACAACTTCTAGTGCTAATGCTTCAGCCTTGGCAGGCACAGGTATTGTTGCAGTAGGGGCATTACTTTCTCAGTCAGTACCAATAACAGGGTTCAATAGTAATTTTACAGCGACTGCTGATTCTAGAGCAATAATGTTTAATTGGACAGGGGCAGGAGGCGTGTTAACTTTACCTGATCCGACAGTAGTGACTGATAACTGGTTTATTTATGTTAGAAACTCCGGATCAGGGCAGCTGGCAGCTACTCCTCCAGGCTCTACCACGGTGGATGGGGTTTCTCCTTTAGCTTTTCAACCAGGAGAATCAGCAATTTTAGCATGTGATGGGTCAAACTTTTTCACAATCGGGTTTGGTCAGTCTTCTACTTTTGCTTTTGATTACACAGTTATAGATGTTCCTGGAAGCGGTAATTACACATTAACAGGGACTGAACTTAATAGGGTAGCTTATCGCTTCACTGGAACATTAACTGGGAGCAGAACTATAATTATACCTGCTACGGTTCAACAATATTGGATAGATAATAGAACTACTGGAAGCCATACATTCACAGTTAAAGTTTCTGGTCAAACTGGAGTTGTATTAGCTACTAATGAAAGAGGTATATTTTACTGCGACGGAAATGACATTATAGATGCTGATACGGCAACTGTTTCTTTACCTTTACAAGTTAATCAAGGTGGTACAGGGGCAACTTCTGCAGGAGCAGCTTTAATAAATCTAGGAGGTACATCAACAGGTATAGCTCTGTTTGAAGCCACAAACCAAGCAGCTGCGTGGACTGCGCTAGGTATTGCTCAAGCAGGTAATATAAATGGAGGCACGTTCCCCTAATGGCCATCCAGACAGCAGTTTTAAAATCTTCTCCTGGTATTAAAAGAGACGGTACTAAATTTGAAGGTGACAATTACACTGACGGGCAGTGGGTTCGTTGGCAAAGAGGTCTGCCTCGTAAAATGGGAGGCTTTAAAACAACTCAAAAATACCTTCAAGAGTTAAGTAGAGGGTTTTCCACATTCACTCAAATGACTTATGTTTATTGTCATTCAGGAGGAGCCACGACACTTGATAGATTTACCCTTGACGCCACTGGTAATAGTTCAATAGTTACTGATAGAACTCCTTCTGCACTTGTAGACAGCGTTTACAATCTTTGGATGTTTGACGTCCAATATGATTCTTCAACCAGTCAAAATTATTTAATATCTCACGTTTCTCCTAATTTATCTTGCATATGTAATGATGAAGGGGGTCAAATATTCTTTGGTGAAGTTCTTGGTACGGGTGTTTTAAACCCAATAAATTTACCTTCGGGAGCTAACGCAACAGGAGGTATAGTCAGCCTCCATCCTTACTTATTTTATTACGGCACCGATGGTGTTATTGGGCATTCAGTGGCAGGACAACCTACTGATTTAACTGGAACAGGCTCAGGTTTAGCCAGAGTTTGGGGGCAAAAAATAATTAAAGGTCTGCCGATGAGAGCAGGTTCAGGTACGGCTCCTGCAGGATTATTCTGGGCTTTTGATGCGGTATTAAGAGCGACATTCGTAGGTGGAGCAACTATATTTCAATATGATGTTATAGCCACTGGGACTTCTATAATGTCACCTCAATGCGTAGTTGATTATGACGGAGTTTTTTATTGGGTTGGCGTTGATAGATTCTATATGTTCAATGGTGTTGTTAGGGAAGTTCCTAACACAATGAATTTAAATTATTTCTTTGATAATATAAATGTTGATCAACAAACTAAATGTTTTGGATTTCAAATTCCTAAATACGGTGAAATATGGTGGTGTTATCCTAAAGGTACTGCAACTGAGTGTACTCATGCGGTAGTGTTCAATGTTAGAGAAAATACTTGGTATGATACTGAACTTCCTAATAATGGTCGCTCTGCAGGACATTTTAATAATTCTTTTGCTGCCCCAGTGTTAACTGGAGTAGAATCAACTAGCGGTCCTGGAGGTTCAGGTTTTAAAGTGTGGCAACATGAATTCAAAGTTGATGAATACGATGGTCCTGTAGTAAGTCCGATACAGTCTTATTTTGAAACAGCTGATTTATCAACTTTAGTTACTGGTAAAAATGAGTATTTGAGAATAACCACGTTAGAACCTGATTTTGTTCAAACAGGTGACATGACTGTTAATGTTACAGGTAGAGCTAATTCTAGGGCTCCTGAAGTAATAGGGACTACTTTTACATTTCCTGATACGGCATCACAACCTTATGAACAAATTGTTATGTTGAAAGAACAAAGAAGAGAGTTAAGAGTTAGATTTGAATCTAATGCATTATATGGTGATTATGAAATGGGTCAAATAATCGGTCATTTTGACAGCGGTGATGGGACGGATTTAGGATGACATTACACACCGGATTAAGCGTAACATTACCAGTTGGAATAAATTTACAAGACTGGGCAGATTGCTTGATTACAGATTTTAGTAATTTTGGTGCGTATTACCCTTTAGAAGACCCTGCAAAGTGGCAGGATTGGGCGAGTCAATACGACAGAGCCACTAATTTAGTGGAAGATTTTCCAGATCCCTATGGCTATGATGTTAGTCAATGGAGAGAATGGGCAGAAAGGTTTGTGCAAACAACGCTATGAAGTATATTGGTAATCATAACGAAGATGAGGCTGAAAAATGGGCTAGATCCAGGCTTGGGTTAAAACAAGCTCCCAACGTATTTAAAGCTCTTTCAACTGTGAATTTAAATAATGAGTTTACTTGTGTTGTATTATTGACTAATTTTACTAAAAGAAATATAGATTTGAACATAGCTGGAGACAGGGGCTGGGCGACACCTAAATTAACTGTTGATTTATTTAATGGGGTGTTCGACACAGTTTTTAATAAATTAAAGGCAGTTAGAGCCACTGCATTAATAGCTGAATCAAATATAATAAGTCAAAAATTTGTAACTCATTTAGGATTTCAAAAAGAGGGTAAAATGAGAAAGGCTTATGATAATGACGAAGACATGTTCATTTATAGCTTGTTAAAAGAAGAATACATGTCTCATGACTGGTGTAGGAGTTAGAAATGATTGAACAAACCTTAATGGAGTTCGCTAGAACAAGTCCAGATTTCGCAGTAGGTGTAGAAGAAATAAAGAAGAGGTTATCTAACACTCCGATTGTAGCTGAAGATTTGATGGAAGCGATTCAGATGTTAGAAATCGCTCTGCAAGATCCTAACTCTTACCCTGAAATGGTTCAAGCTGCCATAGCAGACGGATTAATAGATCCTGGCGATGCTCCTGAGCAGTATGACGCAGTGTTTATTATATCTTTATTGTTAGCTCTTTACGGATTGAGAGATAATTTAACAGCTGAAGGTTTTGCCAGAGGAGGTTTGACAGTAGCTGGGCGTAAATTAGCTAATCAAGGGCAGGGTGGCGACAGTATGCTCGCTCACATTAATCCTCGTGAAGCTGAGATACTCAGAAGGATGGGCGGTCAAGGAACTATAAACCCTAACACCGGAATACAAGAGTATAAAAGTCTTAAGAAAATATTTAAAACTGTTCTTCCTGTAGCTTTAGCTGTTTTTGCTCCTGGCTTGGGTACGGCTATAGGTACAAGTCTAGGTCTTACTGGAACAACTGCTGCGGTTGTAGGCGGTGGCTTATTAGGGGCAGGTACTGCTGCGATAACTGGAGGAGACCCACTTAAAGGTGCTCTAATGGGAGGCATTAGCGGTGGAGTAGGGGACGTAACAGGTAATTTCGTAAACGAAGGATTAAATTTAGGTCTTAGTCAACCTATGGCAGCGACCTTAGGTAGTGGTTTAGTTGGTGGTGTCGCAGGAGAACTTACTGGAGGTGATTTCTTATCAGGAGCTCTTCAAGGTGCAGGAGGGCAGCTCCTTAAGAATGCTGTTCCTAGCGGTGCACCTACTAATGCTTTTGAATCAGCTCTACAATCTGGAGTAAACACAGGCGGTAACATGTTAACCGCAGGTTATTCACCTACTGAAGCTATTCAAGGAGGCTTAACTTCAGGTATTTTATCTGGAGCTAAAGAGTATATCAGACCTTCTAACGCTGTATTGAGTGAAGTTCAAAATGAAATGCCCAGCTCTTCTGACATGATAGATTACTCTAATAGTGAAGGTGTCATGCTTGATAATGGCCAGCTTATAGACGTTACTGCAGAGTATACAGGACCTGGAAGTGATATGGTCTCTGGAATTTATAATGGGCAGGTATATGAAAATGGAATACTCAAAGGTCCTGTTTCTGCGGGCGTAGTTAACACTGGGGCAGGAGATACTACTGCAGAACCTAATATGTTTCAAAAGGCGATGAATTACGCCACTGAAAACCCATTTTCTACTGCAACATTAGCATTAACCGCAGCCAGTGCCTTAGATGCGCCAGAAGATGTAACTCAGGCAGTAAGCTCTTTAAGTCCTGAGCAGCAAGAATATTTCAATAGACCATTAGTTTCTTGGGATTGGGATAAAATGAGATTGGATGCTAATAATGCGAATATGACTTTAGGGGCATACATGGCTTATAACATGCCAACTATATCCCAAGGTTATTATAATATGTCTGAACCTGCAGGTAATTATACAGGAGGTCCTATAAATATGAATATGGGTGGGCTGAATCAAGTCTCTAGGTATGTTAAAGGTCGTGGTACTGGGCGGTCTGATGAGATACCCGCATATTTAAGTGACGGAGAATATGTTATAGATGCTGAAACAGTGGCTTTATTAGGGGACGGTTCAAATAAAGCTGGTGCTAATGCGCTTGACGATATGAGAAAAACAGTTAGAAAACACAAAGGTGGTAACTTGTCAAAAGGTAAGTTCAGTAAAGATGCTAAATCACCACTTCAATATTTAAAAGGAGTAGCATAATGGGTAGCATATTTCAAGGCACTCCGCAGAACGCAACTTCCTACACTACTTCGTCTACTGAAACACCAAAGTGGATGCAGGATGCAATTTATAATCAGATAAATTGGGCACAAAATATAGCCAACAAGCCATATGAAAGCTATGATATGCCTACGGTGGCTGGGTTAAGCCCACTCCAACAAGATGCATACGCAGGTATAGTAGCAGCGCAAGGAATAGGGCAGGAAGATTTAGGCAAAGCTCAGACTGGTATGGAAACCCTGTCTTCTCAAGACACTACGACTAAATTAAGAGAAGATCAAACTGATTATTTGAGAAAAGATTTAGTGGGAGCTAATTTAGACGCAGGGCAAGACCTTTTTGCTAGGTCAGGTGAGATTAGCGTTTTAGGTAGTGCCCAACCTATGATGGATCAGGCTCAACAGTCTGCTTTAAATATAGCAGGCGCAGGTCAAGGATATTTAACTGACGCTGCCAATATGAGTGCTGCTAGTGCTGCTAACCCTTACATTACTCAGGGCACTCAGATGAGTGGTATGAGTGCTGCTAATCCGTATCTTACTCAGGGTACTAAAATGAGCGGTGCGAGCGCGGCCAATCCTTATTTAAACCAAGCCCAAAGCACTACAGCACAAGCATTAGCTGACAAGGCTCTGAACGCTGCTAATCCTTATTTCAGCAGGGCAGCTCAGACTTCAGTTTCAGATATCAATCAATATATGAATCCTTACCAGCAAAATGTTTTAGATACTATAGCCAAGCAGGGAACACGTAATTTAACTGAAAATTTACTTCCAGGCGTCTCTGACTCTTTTATTAAAGCTGGTCAATTTGGCTCTAGAGGTATGGGTGAGTTTGGTAGCAGAGCTCTAAGAGATACGCAAGAAGCTATTTTAAACCAACAAGCTCCTTTAGCAGCTCAAGGATACGAGTCAGCTCTTAGAGCATCTGCAGCTGATAAGCAGAGACAGGCTTCATTAGGGCAATCGGTAGGTAGTATATCAGGTGCAGATTTATCTAGGGTTCTTCAAGGTGGTAGCCAATATGGTCAGCTCGGCCAAACAGCTGGCCAATTAACTGGCCAAGACGCTGCCAGACAGATGCAAGCTGCCCAAACGGCAGGTCAATTAACTGGGCAGGATGCAGGTCGTCAAATGCAAGCTGGTCAGACTATGGGTCAACTAACAGGTCAAGATGCAGGTAGACTAGCTCAAGTAGGGCAAACATTAAGTAATGTTACAAGGGATCAGGCTTCTACTCTCGGTAACTTAGCTCAGACTACGGGTCAATTAAGCTCACAAGAGCAGCAAAATTTAGCTAATATTGCAAATATGCAAACTCAAGCAGGTCAATCCCAACAGCAGTATGGTCTAAACGCAGCTCAAACATCAGCTGCACAGCAATCTCAAGATTACAGACAGCAACAATCTGCATTAAATGACATGGCCGCATTAGCTGCGCAGGAACAAGCGATGACTTATACTGATTTAGCTGCTCTAGAAGCTGCTGGTAAAGCTCAACAGCAGCAATTACAAACTGAGCTTAGTGCTGCTGAAAAAGAGTTTATGGATGAACAGCTTTACCCTCAACGTAACATGGATTGGCTCAGCACTCAAATTAGAGGACTGGCTCCGATTGTTCCTACTGCCACTACTACAGCTGGTTCAACTACTGGGGCAACTTATAATCCTTCACCTCTGTCTCAGATTGCCACTGGGTTTGCGACATATAAAGGCTTAACATCATAGGAGTATATCATGGGATATAATTTAAAAAGATTAATGAACCAATATGGTGTAAGCACTGCTAGTAAAGCTGGATATGTAGGAGCTAAGGATCCTGGACCTGCTCCTGAAGCACCTATATTTACTGCGCAAGCATTTCCTGAGGGAAGTCCTCAGGCTATAGAAAGAGCCAAAATATTAAAAGAATATCAAGACGCATTAACAGTTTATCAACCTAAAAAAGATGCCTACGATGCAGATAAAGCTGCTTATGACACTTATTCAGGAAGCTATGATCAGCGGATGCAAGGTACGCCTATGTATGCCGCAAAGCAGTTTCAAACTCAGAAACAGGTTCAGCCTGAAAATTATGATCAATTATTTGATAAATACTTAGGACCTAATCGTACAGAAGAACAAATCATAGCTGGTGGGGCAGCAGTGCAGCCTTACACAACATTTGACATGGAGGGTGATGACGGCATACAATTAACTAACCCTCAAGCTGCTAGGAATGCGTTTATTCAAGGCATAGCCCCTACTCTCGGCACAGGCATAGGTAATACGGGTAATCAGGCTATAATGGAGCAGTCAGGTAAGTATTACGGCAATGTTTTAAAAAATCCAATATACGGAACTACCAGTACTGGGGTAGGAGCTACAAATACTGAAGGTGGGATCATTGATGTAGCTCAAGTAGATTTCCCCACTTCAATAAATTCATCTTTAACTGGTACAATTGATTTAAGTAACCTCCCAGGATCCGGTTATGAATTTGATGAAAATGGTCAAATAATCTTTGATGGGGTGGATGGGTTCGGTGTTGATGGTGTCAATAGTGATGTAATTAATGTTGATGATTTAAGTTTATCAAACGCTACTGCCACCACCAATATAAACACCAATGATGACGACCCCACTGACCCTTTTGAAACTCATAATTCAATTCTTAACTCTGCTGCCGAACAAGCAGAAATCTACGGTAACAATAGTTTTACTGAAGATCTTGCTAATTTATTTACTCCTTGGGACGGAGCAAGTTATGTTGATGGAACATTAACGTATGACGAAGATGGGGAAGTAGGAACCGTAGCTGTTCCCGACGATGACGACAATTATAGCGGAACCATGAACAGTACGTACAATGATGATGGTGGCGATTGGAGCTGGTCTGAGTCTAGTTGGAATCCATCTAATTGGTTTAATGCAGAAGGTGGAAAAGTTAGAGGTTACGCACAAGCTGGCGAGGTGAGTGTTGATGATGAATCATTAGAAGAGGTCACTGATGTGCCAAGCTTAGATGAGTTAGCATTAGCAAATTTAAATAATATTCAAGACTCTAATAGTAATATTGCTGATTTGCAAATGATGTTAGCTAATAGTGCTATGCCTTCTTCCACTGCAACCTCAGACGCTCGTGCAGCATTAGACACTGCTAGAGCTGATTTTTCAGCTATGTTACAACGATCAGCAGATACTGCAGCACAAGGTCCTAGCGAATCTGAGAAATGGTTTAGGCTAGCTGCTGCATTCGGTAAACCCACTCAGAGTGGTCATTTCATGGAGAACCTAGGCTTAGCTAACGAAGCATTGGCTGGTTTCAAATCAGATAAAAGAGCTGCTCAATCAGCTTCAGATGCACTGTTAATGCAAGGAGCAGAATTTAATTTAACTTATTTGAAAGATGATTTAGCAGCAGCTACCGCTGCAGGTGCTGCTGAAAGAGATTGGAAACGTGGCATGGCTGCAGAGCTATTAGAATACGAGAGGGATCAATTACAGAAAGTTGAAGATAGGGAATTTGATCTTGCTGTCATAGCTGGTGAGAGAGTATACGAAGCAGGTAAACCTAAGTCCGCAGCAGCTAAAATAGCAACTGATATGGGGTTAACAGGTGCTGCATATAATACTTTCATTGAAGAGTATTATGAAAGAGAACAAGCAGTGGCTGCTTTAGAACTTGAAGCTCTAACTAAACAAGTTGACACTCTAAGCACAGGTGAATTAAACCTTAAAGCAGACACTCAAACTCAAATTGAATCAGCTGAATCTTCATTAATGCTGTTAGATAAAGCTTTAGAGTTGAATGAAATAGCTTTCAGCAAAAGTTTTTATGACAGTTCAAAAACAGCCTTTTTAAGTGCAATGGATCCTGAAAACCCTCAATATATAGCTACCATGGAACTTGAACAAATATTAAGTAGTAATGCATTAGCTTCTTTAAAATCTACTTTCGGAGGTCAGATTTCAGACGGAGAAAGAAAATCTTTAAGTGCTCTGCAAGGTATAGAAGCGAAAAGTTCTGCAGAAAGAGAAAAAATAATTAGAAATGCCGCAGAAGCTCTGGCTAGTATACTAGGCAAAAGACGTATTAAATTAGAACAAATCAGTTCTGGTGAATATGGAAGAAAAACACCTACAGGAGATAAATGATGTCTGATGGTTACTGGACAAATACTGCTCGCTCATGGTTAGGACAAGGTTTAGCCATGGGTTGGGGAGATGAGTTAGAAGCTCGACTTAGAACCCTGAGCGGTGATGAAACTTATGAAGAAGAACTTGCTGCCATAAATGAATCTTATAATCAATATTCTGCTGAAAACCCAGGAGCGTCTTTGACTGGTGAAATCGTAGGAGGTTTCATACCTACGGCAGCTGCTTTAATAGCCACTCCATTTACTGGGGGAGCCGCTGCTCCCGTTGCTGCTGCAAGCGGAGCTAGGACGGTAGGAGCTTTAACCAACATAGCTAACAAAGCTAGACAGGCTTATAAAGGTACGGTCGGCAGAAATGCGGTAACTACTGGAACTACCACAGGTTTAACTACTGGAGCTATAACTGGGGCAGGAATGGCTCCTCCTGATAATAGAAGTTTAGACGCCATCATCAGTGGGGGCTTAGGAGGTGCCATAGGTTTCGCATTACCTATGGCTGGTAGAGGAGCGACGGCAGTATTCGGTTTCATTAGAGACAGATTGCAACAGAGCGGTCAATATGTTGATGACTTGGTATTACAAAAAGTTTATGAGGCTGTTGGTGCTAATGGGGGAACTCCTCAAGACGTTTTAAATGTAATTTCACGAGATGCTGAATTAGGCGTACCCAGTACTGTAGCGAATGTTAATGAAAAAACTCTAAGACTGGCTGATTCTTTGAACACCGCAGGTAGAGGAGATGTTCCTGAAATCATTCAAGAAAATTTAGTAGACGTTCAATCTTCTGCTAGGGACAGAGTTATAAAACAAACTACAGATGCTCTGGGAGAAGGTAAATATTATGATCAACAAGATACTCTTATAAATAATTTGAGATCTGGCGCTAATAAAGCTTATGATGAGGCTTATCAATTTGGTGCAGTAGACGACCCCAGAATATTAAATCTATTGAAAAATAATCCTAACTTCAAAGAGGCATTTAAGAGAGCCCAAGCTATTGCTCAAAATGAAGCAGATGCAGACATTCTAGCAGGTGGAGACGGCAGTGCATTTAAATTGATCCCTTATGAAATAGTAACGAAGGGTGGTAAACCCTCTATAAACATGCTTCCTGATGTTAGAACTCTTGATTACATTAAAAGAGGATTAGATGATCTAATTAGAAAAGGTTTTGACGGAACCGGAATGGCACCTGCACAAGCTAATTCTTTAAAAAAGCTTAAAAATCAATTTGTAAATGTTTTAGACGAAGTTACTGAAGTTGACGGAGTGTCTGCATACGCTAACGCTAGAAAAGTTTACGCAGGAGATATGGAAGTTATTGAAGCTTTAGACAATGGTTTTGCAAACTTTGGTAAAATGGCTCCTGAAGAAGTGTCTAAGGCGTTTGAGAATATGAGTGAAGGAGAAGCTCAGGCATTTTTAACAGGAGCTTCTAGGCACTTATTAGATAAACTTACGAAACCGAGTACCAACGCTAACTATGCGCAGAGAATAATCGGCTCCCCTGACATGCGTAAGAAAATACAGATGCTTTTCCCAGCAGCAGGTGAAGAAGGCTTGGCTCTTTATGAAGCAGCGTTGTTAAGAGAAGCTCAATTATTCAAAGAGATTGGCAGGATAACTGGAGGGTCTCCGACAGCTCAAAGGGAGGCAGGTAAAGCTGCCATAGGAGAAGGTCAAACTGCGGGTGACGTGATGGCTGATGCTGTTTCTACAACAGGTCTCACTAGCGCATTAGTTCAGATGGTTAGTAAAGTAATAAGGCAGTCAACCTTACCTGCTACAACTCAAGAAAAAATGGCTCGAATGTTGATGTCTGATAATCCTGAAGACGTGGCAATAGTTGTGCAGGCTTTAGAAGACTTTGGAACAAGAAAAATACCTAAAGAGGTTGCATTAAATAGAAGAGAAACAGCTAACATCATCGGTACTGCTTCACTGCCTGGAAAATCAGGTCCTGATAAAACTCCTACCATAGAAGAAACATCTGAAGAAACTATGGAAATTGAGACTCCTAATTCTACAACAGTGATAACTGATGAAATGAAAGAAACATATCCAAATCTTTTCGGTGATTAAATGTGGTTTTTAGTATGGATCAATTTCACGACTGCTGGCGAAGTAAATTACTATCAGATTAGTACGCATGGGTCAGAAGAAATATGTCAACAGGAAAAAGAACAAGCAAAGGTAATAGTAACTAAGTCGAATGAAACGATAGCTTGTTTATGGGCAGAGAAATAAATGATAGAGATTGCTGCCGCTATAAGTTTGGCTACTGGAGCATTTAATGGTCTTAAAAAAGGCATAGCAGTAGGTAAAGATTTACACGATATGGGTAATCAACTTTCTCAGTGGGCTGGTGCCATGGCCGATTTAGATTTCTGTGAACAGCAGCAAAAGAATCCTCCATGGTATAAAGCACTCGGAGGTCAGGTTGAAGCCGAAGCAATGGATCTGTTCGTAGCTAAAAAGAAAAAAGAACAGATGCGTCAAGAGCTTAGAGAATGGATATCATCTGTAATGGGTCCTAGTCAATGGGATGAATTAGTTAGAATAGAAGCAGAAGTTCGTAAGAGAAAAAGAGAAGAAGAATACCGTAGGATTGAACTACGTCAAACTATAATTGAATGGGTTACTGGATTAATATTATTAATAACAGGACTTATTATATTTATAGGTGCCGTATGGCTACTAGATCAAAAAGTAAACAAGTGAGGTGAAAAATGAGTTTAATAACTAGCTTAGTAGGACCTGTATCTGGTCTATTAGATAAGTTTATTGAAGACAAAGATCAGAAATCTAAACTGGCTCATGAATTAGCCACCATGGCTGATAATCATGCTCAACAAATAGCATTAGCTCAGATTGAAGTCAATAAAGCAGAAGCTGCTTCAGGTTCCTTCTTCAGAGGAGGATGGCGTCCGTTTGTAGGATGGACTTGCGGTGTAGCTTTATTGTATCATTTTATTCTCTCCCCATTAATATTATTTGCAGTTGCGCTTTTTGGGATAGAAATACCACCTATACCCGAATTTGATATGGGATCTCTTCTAACGGTCCTCATGGGTATGTTAGGATTAGGTGGTCTTAGAACATATGAAAAACAGAAAGGTCTGACCAAGTGAAACACAATTTTGAAAATGCTCTAGAAATGTTATTAGAGCACGAAGGAGGATATGTTAACCATCCGAGAGACCCAGGAGGAGAAACTAATTTAGGAGTTACTCGTAAAACTTGGGCAAAATGGTTAGGACGTGAAATCAAAAATGGCGAAATGAAAAAATTAAAGATTGAAGATGTAGGAGATCTTTATAAAAAAGAATACTGGGACAGGTTGAAATGTGATGAGCTACCCAGTGGACTTGATTTCTTTTGTTTTGATTGGGGTGTTAACTCAGGAACTGGCAGGAGTGCTAAGGCATTGCAGAGGATTATAGAAGTAGCTCAAGACGGAGCAATAGGTCCTATGACTTTAAAAGAAGTAAAGAAACATGAAGTTAAATATCTAGTAGATAAAATGTACACACGAAGACAAGAATTTTACGAAAACCTTAGCACGTTCGATACGTTCGGAAAAGGTTGGACTGCTAGAAATAAAAAAGCTTTAAAACAAGCTAAAAAATTAACTAAGGAAAATAAGTGACTCCTAAAAAATTAGAGTCTACTTCTAAATATGCAGCATATGATTTAGACTCTGATGGCGTGGTCAGCGATAGTGAGATAGCGAGAGCTAAGGAGATTAGAGAAACAGAAGACTCACTGCGTAAGCATATAGCCCAATTGAGAATGGCCAGAGCTACATTAATAGCTATGGCTGCTTTTACGTTAGCGATGTTCTTTTTACCCATAGAAAGGGTGAAGGCATTGAGTGATATTTCAAATTTATTTTATATATCAGGTGCGGGTATAGTAGGGGCTTATATGGGTACGACTGCGTGGATGTCTAAAAAATAAATAAAAATAGGGCTTTACTTCTAACAATGAATATGCTATAATAAGCTTATAACTCATAACTTAGGAGGGTCTCATGGCTCACAATCAAATCACATTCGGCATCATCTTCCGCAAAACTTCTTATGCAATTAGTGAAGTTTCTAATTTCATAGAGTGTGCCGATGGTATTGAGCCAGTAAGTCATAAAAATGCTTACGTTAAATTTCTTGAAGATCTTCTTGATGGCAGTATCACAAAATCTACTTTGGTCGATCGTGACATCCTTGAAGAGTTCTGGCAAGATCTTAACAATCGTGCTGATATTGATTATCGTGAGGGACACTGGGATGATGATTATGACGTCTACTGGGGAGGCTATTCATTTGATCAAAGAGCAAAGAAACTAAGAGCTCATCTTGACAAGAAATAAAATAATCCTTTACTTTCATGAAAAATGAGAGTATAGTAAATTCTATAACTGATAACTGAGGAACACTAATGAACATTTTCTTTCTGCATACCTGCCCTGAATTATCCGCAAAAGACCTGTGCGACAAGCACGTCGTTAAGATGGTTTTAGAGACTGCTCAAATGTGCAGCACTGCTCTAAGACGTAACGGTCTTGACCCTCTTCCCTCAACTTATAAAACTGCATTCAAAAATCATCCTATGACATTGTGGGTTGGTGATTGTAAAGAAAATTTTATGTGGGCTCTTGACCATGGTTTAGCCATCGGTAAGGAATACACTCGTCGCTATGGGCGTGACCATAAGAGCACTCAGGTTCTTCAAGACATCAAAGATGCATATTTTCGCAATAGTGACTACAATAATTTAAAGTGGCATATTAGCACGCCACCTCAATGTATGCCTGATGAGTTCAAATGTGATGATTATGTTGAAGCATACAGAGCATATTATAAAGTTGAAAAAGCAGCTTTTTTAGACTACACTAATTCTCAACAGCCAGCTTGGCTATAACTTATAACTTAGGAGTTAAGTATGAAATTATATGTAAACCATCTCGGTCAATGGGCAGGTAATCAAGAGGATGCTAAAAAACTAGGGCATCCATTTGAGACTTGCGATGTACCTTATGACAAGAAAGGTCTCTTAGAGTTCTTAAACACTAACCAAGTAACCATTGGTTCTAAGTCTCCAGAAGATCATGATCCAGAACGTATACCGAGCCAGAAACCTAATTACGTTGATCCCATAATAGTAACCAGTGGTAACACCACCAGCACTCCTCTAGCTTACGTTAGAGATGAGGTGGGTATATTAGAGATTGAAAATGTTTATCAACATTTAGTAACCGCACATCTAGCTATGAATCATATAATGGATGCCGTAGGTCACGCGCCTCATAAGACTAGTCTTTTTAAGAAAGAGGAAGAGTGATATGTTTTCTGCATCAATGTGTTTAGCAATGGCTATATATTTTGAGTCAGCAGTGGAGCCTAGCTATAATGCTGGGCTTGCTGTAGCTGAAGTTATTTTGAATAGAGTAAAACATCCTAAATTTGAAGACACGATATGCGGAGTGGTGACAGAAGATTGGGGACCTGGGAAATATGATTGTCAATTTTCATTCTACTGTGATGGTAAACCGGAAAGACCATATCAAGGTGAGCGATGGGAAAGAGCCAAGAAACAAGCCAGAGACGCATTAAATGGGAAAGGCTTAAAGCACAGCGCATTATTTTATCACACTACTTATGTTAATCCTAAATGGAGCTCTCAGATGGTATCAATAGGTAGGATTGGTAAACATATTTTCTATAGGGAAAAATAATCCTTTACTTTTTGAATCATTGGTGGTATAGTAGATATTATAACTGATAACTAAGGAACTGAAAAATGACAACATTCGTATTAGTAACTCCCTCATATCTTCTTCTAAATGATAAGACTTACCCTAGCAAGATTGGCGCAGGTCTCGGTCTAACTAGCGAGCGCAAAAAGCGTCAGCGTGCATTTTTTGCAGCTAAGGATGCGAAGTATCCTTCTCCTCATGAAATAAAGCATCTTGAAAATCGCTTAGACGATGCGAATATGGGTCGTTATGTCACATTAGAAGAATTCACTGAAAATGAGCCAATGGTTGAGCGCACCAATTTAATGACTGGTGAAAAGTTCAAAGAAAAGCTCAACACTCCTTATTATTGTTCACCTCGCTCTGAAACATATTGGAGCATGTGATAATGGACAAACTTTTTATAGGTTTAGGTTTTTTAGCATTCCTGCTAGTCTTAGGACTAGTAGGAAATGAAGACTATGAATATGAGGTCAGATCTCAAGTAAATTACTGCCAGATGGTTGAAGCTGGTATCTGGCCAGATTATAACGACACATATCAATATTGCGATAAAGCTTATAATGCTCTCGCAGAAATACAAGGAGAATAAAAATGAATACTGGATTTGAAACAATGTCGTCTAAAGAGCTGGTTGCTTTCTATAATAACTTATGCGAGAAACCAGTTAAAAAGTTTCGTGATAAAGCCACAGGCATTAAAAAGTGTCAGGAGCTTTCTGATTTTGCTATCACTATTAAACAGAACGGTAAGACTGCAGAACCTCTTACTACTAAGTTGAAAGAGTCGCTTAATGGTAAAGATCCTATCAAGCCTCAAGTACCGACAAGGAGACAGGCTATGAGTTCTTCTCTTCAGTTAGATCGCACAATCATGGTTTATGATACTGAAGGTTCATCAATAGGAATGTTTAATAATGTTCATCAGCTCTGGAAAGCTTATCCTAAATGGGTCACTGGTGCTCAGGTTGACAGGCTCACTCGAGTGCTCTACACCGCTGCTAAGGCTGGGGTTAGAGAATCTGTAACCATCAACGAGCGTACATTTGAATTAGCTCAGTCAGGATTAAAGCGTAATGGATAGCGTGTTTAACAAGCTAGCGATAAATAGAGAGGAGGTCAAGTGGGAAAACTACTTGGCCACTCTAACTCCTTGGCAGAATAAAGCTGGGGTGTGGTTCAAGAGAGAAGACTATTTCGCACCGCTCGGTTATAGCGGTCCTAATGGTTCTAAAATGAGACAGCTGATATGGTATGTCAATCGTTTCAAAGAGGGTAAGTCTCACATAGTCACAGGAGCTTCTATTCAGTCTCCTCAGCTGAGCATGAGTGCCATCGTGGGCTCTCATTATGGTCTCAAAAATAGACAGGTCGTTTATAGCAAACCCCATACTGTTCTTACGCATGACAATCCTAGGATTGCTGCAGGGTTCGGTGCGGTATTTGAATATGCGAACGGTCCTTATAATCCTATCATTCAAAAGAGAGTTGCAGATCTGACTCAGCCTACTTCACTTGTCGTAGAATATGGTATCACTGTACCGCATAAAAGATATGACGCAGAAGATGTTCAGAAGTTTCACGAAGTAGGTGCACATCAAACAAGTAATATGCCTGATGATGTTGAGAGATTAATCGTACCTGCTGGGTCTTGTAACTCTCTCACCAGTGTGGTATTAGGTTTGAGTAGAAACCCGAATAATTTAAAAGAATTATTTACAATTGCAATAGGTCCTGATAAAAGAGATTGGATGGCAGAGAGGTTAGAGATCATGGGTGTTGACTACAAGAACCTGCCTTTCAAATGGAAGCATTATTCTTTGCACTCTAATAACTATGCCTCGTACTCGCAGAAGTTTACAGGGGAGACTCACGAAGATATAACTTTTCACCCAACTTATGAAGCCAAGATGTGGCGATGGCTGCGGGAGACTAACTCATTAGATTATGATGACAGCACTGGGTTTTGGATAGTTGGTAGTGCTGCGAATAGAGATGTTATTAGACCATTTTATACGGAGGCATCTTAATGGCTAGCAAGTGGAAAATTTTAGAAAAGTATGACTTTGAACTTTTGCCAGGAGAGCCTCAGTTGATGCCTGATGGCGACTACAGCTATTATCAATATCTTAATAAGCGTTGGCAGGAAACCGGAAAGAATGTTTTATGTCAGGAGTTTCTTCTAAACGAACATAAAGGAGCTTCGGTCATTCAAGAACCATTCGGAGGATGCGGAGTGTTTTCGGTTGCCTTACAGCATGTAGTTAAACCTCAGCATCATTTTATCGGAGAGTTAGATGATGACTGTGTTAATCAGCTCAAGTATTGCATGGCTGATTATTCTAATGTTGTAGTCTCTAAAGAAGATGCCCACGAAAGACTCGGAGTTATGCCAGCTGATATCTATGTCTGTGACTTCCCATTTTTCACATTGATACAGCACAGTAATGGTAAATGGAGAACTGAGATGGAAAGAATGATATCTCATGAACCTGAAGCTATAATCATTACTGATGGGTCAAGCTGTAGATGGCATTTTACAGTACCTAATTTAATTGCTAGAGGGCATGATGTTTCTAATGATAGAGAGAGTTATGCGACAGTCTTTAGCGATTACTTTGAAGAACAATATGGTTATAGGGTGACTGCCATGGCATACCATGGTACCTGTTTCTATATTAAAATAGAACCTACTAACTTAGAATATTCTCCTGTCAGATTTAAAAAGATTGTAGCAGGAGAAGGTTATAAAGGCTTACAGCCAGTAAAGGAATAACTATGATAACTGATATAGATTATCGGTTGAGAGAAAACCGAACAAAATACTTCGATGCGCTTTACACTTTAAACTTAAATTATGGTGTTATGCCAGGATTAGTTTACTTGTACATGCCTGAACTGGCTAAGCGTTATAACTGGGATACTGAGCAGCGTCTCTGGTATGCTTTCTTGAATGGCATGACCCAAAACCCCATAACATCATTAAGACTCCTAGAGCAGCTTCCTGAGGTGCCTCCTGCTGGGGCAGCTTTGACTAGGTTCACTAATTGGTTTGATGAAAACTGGGAAACTCTGCAATACGACACTGACCGCAGATATCAAAAGAAAGATACAGTTGAAGCTATCAAGTCTTATGCGAGCCTGTTAGATGGTTTCAAGTCTCAAGAGGAAATGCTCACAGGTAATTATCAAACACTGTGGAAGAGGGTCAGAGATGGGTATGATTCTTTTGGTAGGCTATCAGCATTTAGTTACCTGGAATACGTATACTTGAATGGATTCGGTGCAGACTGTGATGACTTATTATTTGAAGATAAATCAGGCAGTAAATCTCATCGTAACGGTATGATGTTTTTATACGGTGCTGATCAGTACGTCTGGGACAAGCGTATGAAAAATGATTTCACAGGCGATTATCCAGACTTTTCTAAAATATGTGATTGGCTGAACACTGCGGCGAGTTCTTATTTAGATCGTTACTCTCAGTTAAATCCCGAAGTATCTAACGTAGGTAACTTTACTTTTGAGAGCAATCTATGTACTTTCAAGAATCATTTCTTTGGGAGACGTTATCCTGGAGTTTACGCTGACATGGCGTGGTCACGTATTGAATGGGCAGAAGAAAAAGGCTTAGATGTTGAAGAGTTTAAGGACATGAGATCTGAGTTATTACCGACATGGCTTAGAGCCGAATGTTCTAATGATAAGGTTGACATTAATAAACATGCCGCTATATTTGCAAACACAGGTACACCATTCCGAGGGGAGCATTTTTTACATGGCTAATATAATATTGAGATTATCAGGAACATTCGGTAGTGGTAAGACGACTGCTGTTAGAAGGTTTATAAATGATTACCCGCACTCAATCTTGAAAAAAGATGATAAGATTATGGGTTATGGTATCGATTGTAAAGTAGTCGGTATAAACAATCCTATTTATATTATCGGTAAATATGATAATGTTTGTGGGGGGACTGATAGTATGCCTACTCAGCTCGCGATTGCTGAAAGAATATTAGAGGCTCATAAATATGGGCATGTGCTCTACGAGGGTGCTTTAGTTTCTGCTTCAGGTTTGGGCGGTAAAGTTACTCAAATGACTGAGGAAACAGGATGCACTGTTTACGCATTCTTAGACACTCCTCAAGATAAATGTATAGACAGAGTTATCGGACGACGCAAAGAAGCAGGTAATGAAAAAGAGTTCAACCCGAAAAATCTAATTGACAAGTTTAAGAGTGTGTCAAACTGTCGTAAAAATTTAACTAATGCCGATTTAACAGTAGTCGACATAAGTCATATTGACACTCATCCTCCATTACTCAAAATAATAAAGGACTTTGAAAATGATCGATAGTAATCCGTATAACATGCCTGATAAAGATACTGTTATATCAACGAACGCATTACTTTATTTTGTGTGGGAGCGAGAGGCTATGCGCATCGCTAAAGAAAATAGATTTAACGGTGCATTGACTCTTGATCCTATTTTAAGTAAATATAAGTTTACTAACATTAGAAGAAAGGATGATCGAGTTAGTGAATGGATCATTAAGAACGTGATAGATCTTTATCCTACTGAAAATTACAGGCAGGATTTATGGTTCGTTTTATTGATATGTCGATTGGTTAATTGGCCACCGACTCTACAACACTTGATCAATGAAGGTATATTACTCCAAGCTGCGGGAGACTTCAACACTGCTAAATTTTCTAAGTCTATTGAAGAATTTAGAGAAAGCTTAAATGGGAAGAAAGTTTACTCCGGAGCTTACATGGTCTACCCCACTAAAAAGGATGTGGGATCAGTCAAGTCTCTATCTTTAGCGAGGTATATTATTGAACCTACACTTGACATAGGAGATGATATTGATGGCTCTTTCTTTGAGCATAATTCAATAGCTGATTTTGTAAAAGTTCTCTCTGGTTGTTTTGGCATAAGCACGTTTATAGCTGGGCAGGTTGCAGCTGATTTAACTTATGGCGATGCTGTATTGGCCAAGGCTAGTGACCTTTACAGCTACGCACCTATCGGTCCTGGTAGTAGTAAAGGTTTGAATTACTTGCTAGGTAGAGGTCCTTATGCTTCTTGGACACAGGATCATTTTAATAGCGAGCTTATGAGTATTAACGAAAACATTAAGTCTAATTTAGAGATCACTGACCTTACCTTACATGACGTTCAAAATGTCATGTGTGAGTACAGTAAATATACCAGAACTGTTTTAGGTGAGGGAAAACCTAAGACTATGTATAGACCAGAGATGGAGTTTTGAGATGGAATTAATAGTTGACAATGTGAATGAGGCATTTTCAGAAATTTTCTGGAAGTTTAAAGTCCTTAACTTGAAACCTCAGCAGACTCGTAATGGTCCTGCACTGGTTTATCCTGAGATAGTAACTACGACTTATCGTCATCCCGAAGAGAGAGTTCTGTTTGATCCTCAAAGAGATGCTAATCCTATTTTCCACCTGATGGAAGCTATTTGGATGATAGCAGGTCGTAAAGATGTAAGGTTTGTCAAACAATTCAATAAAAACATGGCAAACTTTTCTGATAATAAAATAGATTTCAACGCTGCATATGGCTGGCGATGGAGGCAGCATTTCGGTCATGATCAATTACTTGACGTGATTGACTTATTAAGAAAAGATCCTGATACTCGCCAAGCTGTTGTGCAGATGTGGGATTCACATGACTTATGTAAAAAGACTTTGGATAAGGCTTGCAATACTCAGATAGTATTTCAGGTCATTGACAACAAGCTGACGATGACAGTATTCAACAGGTCAAATGATCTTTGGTGGGGAGCTTACGGAGCTAACGCAGTTCACTTCAGTTTCCTGCAAGAGTTTGTTGCGAGGTCATTAGCTTTAGAAGTAGGTCGGTATAATCAAATCTCGGTTAACTTTCATTTATATACTGAGCTTTATAACATAGGAGATTTTTTACAGTCTCCTCCGAGTAAAGACCATGACGCATATAATGCAGGCTCAGTAAGTGCGTACCCGATAATGGACAATATGAATATGACAGCTTTCTTAGAAGACTGTGAAAAGTTTTGTAATCTTCAAGGTGTCACGAGTGATTATAAACATTCATTTTTTAAACAAGTGGCAGTACCTATGGCTCAAATTTATAAAGAGCGTAGAGAAAAAATAAGCGATGGTATGCATATAGTTGACGATATAGCTGCTACCGACTGGAGATTAGCCACTCGTAATTGGTTAGAGAGGCGAGTAAAATAACACTTGCCTTTTGTAGTAAAATAAACGATAGTATATTCCATAACTTATAAAGGAGAACTAAATGGAAAAGACACTTCAATTTATTATTGACGGATCTGCAGTTAAAAGATTTCATACCGTCACTACCATCACTCAAGACACTGTCGGTCATCACTCACATAATGTTGCGATGCTGTGCCTATTAATGGATATTACCGCCAGTAAATCTTTAATGATGGCAGCTTTATTTCATGATCTGAGCGAACATATAACCGGAGACATACCTAGTCCTGCTAAAAGAGAGTATGGGATACTCTCTCAAGTAAGTGACTTAGAGGAAAGTCTTATGCGTGAAGCAGGTGTAGTGTTTCCGAGTCTAAACGAAAAAGATAAAAGAACACTCAAATTAGCTGACATTGCTTCCGGAGCTATTTTCTGTGCCACTGAGGTTAACCTAGGGAACACTAAACTAAAAAAGATCTTTGATACTTACATGTCTTATGCTCGGCAAATGGTTCTCAAAGGTCGCGAGAGATTGTTATTTGATGTTATTGAGGAGATGATTAATGACAAGTAAAGTTAATAAAACTCAGATCGGTGGGGATCATTATAAGTCTACGACTGGTGGTGAGGAGCACTGGGACAGGGTGTCTAGGCTCGGTCTTAATTATTTCCAGGCGTGCGCTACTAAGTATATTGAGCGATGTTACCTCAAAGCTAAGCAGCCATTCTACACTATACAAGATCTCAATAAGGCTAAGCATTTTATTGATAAGTTGATTGAGATTGAAGAGGCTAAGCATCAAGATCAAGAGGCATCTGGTCATTATGTTAATCAAGATCCCGACCTGTACAGGGGAGATCTACGCCACAAGCAGTTTGATAATGATTATAAGGATCCTTACGACAAATGAGTACGT